TGTGCAGGAAATGACACAGGCAACAGAAGAAGCCACGGCAGAGCTTGAAGCCGTTAAGAAAGCTACTAACGATGCAAGTGCCGCTAAAAATGCGTCTGTTGAGCAGACAGCCCTTGCTAAGAAAGCCACGGATGCGGCTAATACTGCAGCTGGTAGTGTTAATGAAGCCAAAGAAGGAGCTAAGATTGCAGCGGCAGGCGCCAATGCCGCTAAAGCTGAATCGGAAGCTCAAACTGCCTTGGCAAAGAAAGCGACAGATGATGCAAATACGGCCAAAGATGCATCTGTTATACAAACAGGGTTAGCAAAGAAAGCCACGGACGATGCGAACGCTGCTGCATTGGCGGCTAACAATGCGGTTTCAGGAGTTGACGCAAAAGTGAAAGCTGCTGTCGATGCACTTGTTGCCGGTGCCCCGGATGCTCTCGATACACTTATTGAGTTAGCGAACGCACTTAACAATGATCCTAACTTTGCCACGACGATGGCAACAGAGCTGGGAAAGAAACTTAATATTTCTGATATTGTTAATAATCTGACAAGTGGAGGGACTAATAAAGTGCTTTCTGCCGAACAGGGAAAAGCTTTGAAAGCTGCTCTGGACTCACATAATCATGATAGTAGATATGAACTGATTATCACTAAACTTACCGCTTTTAATAAAGATTTTGGTACCACTGCCGGAACAGTATGCCAGGGAAATGATTCACGGTTGAGTGATGTCCGCACTCCCAAGGCTCATACGCATAAGAAAGCGGATATCAGTGACTTTCCTACCACAATGCCTGCAAGCGATGTACCAGCATGGGCGAAAGCAGCTTCTAAGCCAGCCTATACAGCAAGCGAAGTAGGTGCATCTCCATCTAATCACAATCATGCAGGTACTTATGAACCTGCATTTACCAAGAATTCGGCCTTTAATAAGAATTTTGGTAGTGCGGAAGGAACCGTATGCGAGGGTGATGATTCACGGTTAAGTGATGCCCGTACACCGAAAGCCCATACTCACAAAAAGTCTGAAATCAGTGATTTCCCCTCCTCTATGCCTGCGAGCGATGTACCTGCATGGGCGAAGGCGGCAAATAAACCATCCTATACAGCTTCCGAAGTCGGTGCTTCTCCGTCGAATCATACTCATGCCGGAGTGTATCAGCCAGCAGGTAGTTATGCAGCGAGTTCGCATACACATGGAGCAACGGATATTACTCCGGATAGTACTCACCGCTTTGTTACCGATACAGAAAAAGAGACCTGGAACAGTAAGGCTGCGGGAAACCATAATCATGATTCTACGTATCAACCAAAAGGGAATTATGCAGCTTTATCACATAAGCATTCGGCATCTGACCTCACGGATGATTCTACACATAGATTTGTAACGGATTCTGAAAAGGCTAGTTGGGATAGTAAGGCTGCAGGAAATCACAACCACGATTCAGTATACCAACCTAAGGGTAGTTATGCTGCAAGTTCTCATAAACATACAGCGACTGACGTTGAAGAAGATAAAACTCATCGTTTCATGACGGATGATGAACGTGAAAAACTTGCTGGAATAGCCTCCGGAGCTAATAATTACTCTCATCCGGCTTCTCATCCAGCATCAATGATTGAAGAAAGTACTACAAGAAAATTTATGACTGATGCAGAGAAAACTTTACTAAGTTCTCTCGGAACTAATGCAATTCAAGTAAACAGTCAAAGTTTAGGACAAAACGGATATGTTAAGTATAGTAATGGCTTATTAATGCAATGGGGAACAAGAGCCGGAGCAACGGGGACAACTAGTCTGTATTTCCCTACCAGCTTCTATGATACTAATTATAACGTTTATCTTACTGGAGGGATAAACGTTACAGGTGAATCATTTGTGTATGCTCCGGGTTATGACCCTAAGAATAAGAATAAATCATATTTTAAATTCCTTACCCGTGGAATAAATTCAACTCCGGCTATCGTTTGGACTGGCTGGGATTTTACATGGTTTGCGATAGGTCGGTGGAAATAAATTAAAAACAAATATCATGAAGTATTGGAAACAAGGATTTTATGACGAACCTATAGATGGTTCGGTAGAAATTACAGAAGAACATTATCAGGAGTTATTGGTAGGACAATCGGCCGGGCTACTCATAGCTGAAAGCCAAAAGGGATATCCGATCTTAGTTGTGCACGAAGCTACTATCGAAGAAACCAGAGCGCAAAAACTAAATGAATTGCGACTTTATGATTTATCCGAAACAGTAAATCAATTCAGTATTAATGACGTATTCGGTTGGTTAAACAAAAGTACCCGTGTGGGGCTTATGAACTCAATCAATATTGAGAAAGAAGCCGGACGATCTGAAACAAGTATCTGGATTGGTGATATAAAGTTTATCTTACCAATCGAAAGAGCTATTGACATGTTACAACAGTTAGAATTGTATACCCTTGCGTGTTATGACACGACACAAAGGCATACGAAGGCTATTAGTCAATTAGAGACAAAAGAAGAAATTGAAGCATACAGCTTCAAAACTGGTTATCCCAGAAAGCTCAACTTTTCCGGATACCCTATCGTATAATCGTAGTTTTCAATTTCCTCAATTGTCTGCAATGATCTGACTGCTGCGATGTGAGATTGTGTCACATTGTAGCAGTTGAGTGCATACAGTTCTAAGGCATTCAACATTGCTAAAGCGTTAGGTATAGGGATAACATACTTCACTGCATCATACCATAGGGTTGTATGCGTTTTCCCTACATTTTTCTCAATCGAAATTGAGTTAAATAATCCAACACGTGTGGATTTGTCTAACCATACACTTTCCCCTTCAATTTTAAAAGAATTGACATCGGTCGATTTGTCAAACATCTGTATTTCAGATATTTTCATTTTTCGCACTTCTTCAATGTCGTACTCATATTCTACCAATATTGGGTAGCCATTCTTGCTTTCAACTATAATCAACCCAGCTGATTGCCCTGCTAATAGTTGATTGTAATACTCATCCATAATTTCTACCGAACCGTCTACCGGTTCATCGTAGAATCTATTTTTCCAATACTTCATGATATTTGTTTTTAATTTATTTCCACCGACCTATCGCAAACCAGTCCCATGATTCTTGTGATAAACCAGTAGTCCCCCCACTTGCATAATTTCTATTCAAATAAAATCTACTAACTGTTTTATTTATTGCCAAAGGAGATGATGAATATACGGCGGAGTCACTACTAGGCTTATATACAGTTGCAAATATTTTATATTCAGTATTATAAAAAGAGATAGGCATAGTCACACTATACGAAGCTGTAGATGAACCTCCAACTCTGCCCCATTGTACAAGTAATCCATTATTAAATTTTGCATAACCGTTCAAGGATAGGTTTACGCTTATTGCGTTCGATAGATCAGCTAAAGCATACGTAGTCCCGAGAGAACTTAGGTGAATTAAACTACATTTTGAGTGATTTCTTTTAAATATTTTTCATTTTGATTTATTTCGTGACAATGCCGTTGATGTTGTGTGTTATATATTATTTTGGCAATGATTCGTCTATCATTTCCTTACTTTTATGCCTATTATTCAACACATTTCTATTTGACGTTTATATTTTAGGATATAATTCTAAAGGTGATATGATTTTATATAATGGTGATAAGGAAATAAAAATCGAAGTAAAGGATGAAAGCTACTCTTATGAAGCTATCATGGGAGAAGATACACTCACTTTGTATTTTTCTCATCCGGGATACTTGGAAATACCGGTTGGCTCTTGGTGTGACTTCTACGGAAAGCGTTATTCTTTGAAGAAGGATAGCAATTTCAAGAAAAACGGTGAACGTAACTTCGAATATACATTGATTCTGGAAACTGGGAAGGCTGATACGATGTTGTGGAAAGTACGCCATACCGTTGACAGAAGTATTAAGTTCTCATATACAGCTAAGGCACACGAACATCTACGTCTACTTGTTGAGAACCTGAACCGTCGGAGTACCGGGTGGAAAGTCGGTGATTGTATCGAGGGAACGGAGAAAGTAATCAACTACAATCACACCTATATACTTGACGCTCTCAATCAACTTGCAGAACTATATGAAACAGAATGGCAGATCACTGAAGAAACTGTGAATGGAAAGCAAATTAAGACTATCCATCTGCGTAAAGTTGAGTATAACAAGGAGAACCCTTTGAAACTGTCGTATGGTAAAGGCCACGGCTTCAAGGTCGGTGTTGGTAGGACTTCTGGGGATATACCACCCGAAATAATTTTGGTAGAAACTACAGATCGCAATATTGATTATTCTACATACGGATCTAAAGACCTGTTACTTCCAAAGAATAAGACTCTTGTTTACGAAGGGAGAACGTATAAGACAGATGCGGATGGAACTTGTGTCATGCGTGCTGATAAAGAACTTACAACAGCAAAGGAAGATAGTCTGGACTGTACAGCTATTTATCCTTCCCGTGTTGGTACTGTTAGTTCTGTTATTGAAGTGAACAAGGAGAATAACTTCTTTGACTTTGTAGATAAAGACATTCCTGAAGAGTTGAATTTCGAAGATTGTCTCATAGCAGGAGAAACAATGACGGTTATTTTCCAGACTGGTATGCTTACAGGCAAGGAGTTCGAAGTAAAGTATATCCATGAAGCGAAAGACAAGAAAGAGGCACGTCGATTTGAAATTGTTCCGCAGGAAATTGATGGTATTACTATGCCGGAGCCGGAAGTCTGGCGACCGAAGGTTGGTGATACATACGCAGTGTTCGGAATGCAATTGCCGAAGGCTTATATCTGTAACGATAGTACACAAACGGGTGCGAGCTGGGAAGCTTTCAAGGAAGCTGCTAAATACCTCTATGAACATGAAGATAAAGCATTCATATTTACCGGGACATTGGACGGTATTTGGGCTAAAAAACGCTGGTTGGAGATAGGCGGAAAGATTGTGCTAGGTGGATATGTAAACTTCTCTGACACACAGTTTCATCCGGAAGGTTCTCTTATCCGGATGATCGGAATCAAACGTTTTGTGAATAATCCGTATTCACCCGAAATTGAATTGTCTAACGAACCGATAGGCACGTCTGTTTCAAGTGATCTGAACAAGATCGAAACTAACGAGGTGACAGTTATTGAGAAGCATAAGGATGCACTTCAATTCACAAAGAGACGGTTCCGAGATGCGAAGGAAACGATGTCTATGCTTGAAGATGCACTGTTGAATTTCTCCGGCTCTGTCAATCCGATAACCGTTTCAACCATGCAACTGCTTGTAGGTGATGAAAGTTTGCAATTCCGTTTTGTCAATTCAAAAACGAATCCGGTTCAATTAGCTCATAATATCACCTATAATGCCAATACTAAAATACTGAACGCTCCGGCAGGAATCATTCAGCATTTGACACTAGGCATTAGCTCTCTTTCTTCTTCCCACAAGGCAGATGAATACAAGTACTGGGATATGGCTGAATACAATTCTCCGGTGCTTATTGATCCGGTAAAGAAATATTATCTGTATGCCAAAGTTAGCAAGGAGAATCAAACAGGGACATTCCTCTTGAGTGAAACGGCTATTAAAATGGAACAGATAACCGGATATTATCATTTACTCACTGGAGTGCTTAATAGTGAGTATGACGGTAGTAGAAGTTTTGTCGAATTATACGGATTCACAGAGATTCTCCCGGGACGTGTAACAACAGAACGGATTATTTCGCCGGACGGAAAGACGTACTTCGATTTGGTAAAAGGGGAAATAGGCGGAAATATTCAAATTAAAGCCGGTTCCTCCGGATTAGAAAATCTATCTGAATGGGAAGATGCTCATCAGGAAATAAAGGATGCAGCTAAAGCGGCCAAGGATGCTGCTGATTCAGTGGAAGGACTTCATAACTATATAGATGGAGCCTTCGCTGACGGAATTATAGACGAAGCAGAAGCAAAAGCTATTGAAAAGTATATCAATACTGTCAACAATACCAAACAGGCTATCGAAGCAACTTACAATAAACTCTACACGAATGTTTATTTATCCGGCTCTGCAAAGATTAGTTTGCTCAATGCTAAGGTTACATTGATGGGAAGTATTGAGAACCTTATAAATGCTATCAATACGGTCATCGCTGACGGACAGGCCACTGTAGAGGAAAAAAGAGAGGTAGATAATAAGTTTACTCTGTTTAATTCAGCCTTAGCGACTTTCAACACAGCTGTTGAGGAAGCTAATAAGGCAATACAGGATAAACTAAAGGAATATTCCGACGAGGCACTGAAACAAGCGATACAAGCTTTAGAGGACGCTGCGAACGCAGCCAAGGCTGCACAAGATGCAGCCGATTCAGTCGATGGCTTACATGACTACGTAGATGGAGCTTTTGCTGATGGCATTATTGACGGGGCGGAAGCGAAAGCAATAGAGAAGTATCTGAATACAGTTAAGAATACGAAATCTGCCGTTGAAGCTACATATAATAAACTATACGTGAATGCCTATCTGGAAGGCTCTGCTAAAACAGATCTACTTAATGCTAAGGTTTCTTTGTCAGGTGCAATTGATAATCTTATTGCTGCAATAAATACGGCTATTGCAGATGGACAAACGACTGTTGAGGAAAAAAAGAATGTAGATGATAAGTTCGCTTTATTCAACTCTGCTTTAGCCAGTTTCAATACAGCTGTTGAAGGAACAAACAAAGCTATTCAAGACAAATTGAAAAGCTATTCAGATGAGTGTAGTGCCGATCTGAAAGTGCTCAATACTCAAATCTCCGCACAAGTAACTCGAGTTGATAGCTTGACGCAGCGGATAGATACTGCCGGGTGGATTACCACAGCAGACGGCAATAAGATATATGCTTCTAAAGAACTGGAAAACGGCAATACGCTTATATCCTATATTAACCAGGCAGCAGGTGAAACGACGATTCACTCTTCAAAGATTAACCTAGAAGGTGCTGTTACAATCACCGCACTGCATAGTGACCTGCAGACAGTGATTAACTCTAAAATTGATAGAGACGGATTAGGTAAGTTGGCATTTGAGGATGCAGTTGAATATGCGAAGTTAGGCACTACCATTGTGGTAGGCGGTTACCTGAATACTGATTTGATAAAGGTTAGGCACATTGAAGCAGTTTCCGGTTTTATTGGTGGCTTTACCATTGAAGGTGGTCGTCTTGTTTGGACACGTTCAGAGTACTTCGGTGGAACATCTCGCAGTTTGAAATTAGGCTCCGGAACATCAAAAGAAGGTGTTGTAAATGTAACATTCGACGCAGCTACCGATGGACGATTTGGAGTTGCTGCGATTGGCTCAAATTTAGGTGGGGCTTGTATTTATGCGTCGAGAAATCTTAAAGAATCAGACCGGAGTTATCCACAGGCAAATACAACGTATGCCGGCTTCTTTGATGGAGGTGTTTACGTGAAAGGAACATTGTCAAGTGAATTGTGCTTAGCTGATAATTTTGGCTGTATTACATCTAGGGATGGAAATGGTGGGATTAACTATTACCAAGGTATTGATTTCGATTTTGGTAGTAATATGAAATTCAGAAAAGGGTTATTGGTATCAATCGCTTAATATATAAATAATTATGAAAATCAATTTAAACAGGCCTTTACTCGATTTTAAAGGCAATGAAGCTATTAAAGTAGTCAACGGTAAAGAGGTAAAGCAGTATCTCCGTGATATGGTTTCAGAGGCATTGTATGCAGCAGGTTCTAACCCTCAACAGGGTTTGGATATGTCGAAAAAGTTGCGTGCGTATAAAATGTTACAACAGATTATTAACAATCGTGGTGTACTTGATATAGAGACAGAAGATGCAACCTTATTGAAGGAAATTTGTGCAGATTTCTTTGTATCTGGTGCATACGGACAAATTTATGATTTAATAGAAGGAGGAAACAAGGAATGAACATCACAGCAACTAACAGTACCGCTACAACTAAGGTTACGGAAGCTATCAGGGTTAAATACAGAATGTCAACCCGTGGCACCGAGGCAGTCAAAGATATTACTGCCGAAATCATTAAGGATGAAACGACTGTCGGATTCTTCAATGCATCGCGAAATGGAGTAACCGGCTTCTCGTTACATGAGGATCATGGGCTAACCTCTGGCGAAGTGAAGAAGGTATTTCAGACAGCCATTGACGATTGTGGTGAGGTCTTGAAATGAAGTATTAATATTTTAGATAAATGATTATGGATTATTTCAAAAACTTACTTATTGGATTGATTACCGGCATAGCTGCTTATCTCAATCCTATCTCTGGGGAGATCAAAAGTCTTATTGCAGTATTTGCTCTTAATTTCATTTGTGGACTGCTTACTGCACTCCTTATCAATCATGAGAGTTTTTCTTTTAAAAAAGCTTGGAGGTGTATCGTAGAAGCAACTATTTTCTTTGCCTTGGTTAGCTGCATCTACTTTATAGGTGAACACAAGGGAAATCCGGAAGGTGCGCTACAATGTGTCTCATTTATTACGTATAGCGTTTTCTATTTCTACGGGGTGAACATTCTTCGAAACATAAAAGAGATTCTCCCTAACTCTAGTAATGGTTACAAGGTAGTAGCTTTCCTGCATTATGTACTAAGTGTCGAGTTTATAAAGAACATACCATATTTAACGAACTACTTACAAAAAGGAGACGCAAAATGAAAACTATTGATGCAATTATCATCCATTGTTCTGCCACACGTACCGGGCAGGATTTACATGCAAAGGACATTGACCGTATGCATAAACAAAGAGGGTTTAACCAAATAGGTTATAACTTTGTCATTGACTTGGACGGAATGGTTGAGAATGGGCGACCGTTAAGTATTGACGGGGCCCATTGCAATACCAAAGGATTTTCAGAGTCTTCATATAATAAGCATAGTGTTGGCATCTGTTATATCGGTGGCTTAGATGCAGCCGGAAAACCTGCTGATACACGGACGCCCGCTCAAAAAGCTAGTTTGCGTGAATTGGTCGCGAAGCTCTGTAAGGAATATCCTATAATTGAAGTGCTCGGACATCGTGATACTTCGCCCGATCTGGATGGCAGTGGAGAGGTAGAGTCTAGGGAATATATCAAGGCATGCCCCTGTTTCGATGTACGAAGTGAATTTTCTAATTTTCTTCGTAATACAGTGATCCGACCATGAAAGCGCTAATCTATATAACCATATTCCTGATGTCGGGAATATGGTTTACTTCCTGCAAAACTTCTCGTAATATCGAGACGCAGAAACAGATTGACTATTCAGGGGATTTCTTGTATTTGCGAAACTTAATTGAATCACTACGGCTGGATGTGAATAAGCAAACGAAAATTACTACAGACAAACTAAGTGATCTGAAGATTGAAAATACAACTGTTTACTTGTCTGATCCGGATTCAACAGGGAAGCAATATCCGGTCAAAGAAAGTACTACCACCGCTTCCAAGCAGGAACAGGAACGAATAGAAGTTGATGAAACATTATCCATTACTTTGCAGCAGTTATCGAATCGACTTGATACTATTAGTAATAAGGTTAATGTTTTGCTGAATCAAAAAGAAACTGTCGTAGAACTATCATGGTGGGATTTGCATAAGGATAAAGTGTATATAGGTATAATAGGTTTGTTTATTGTGGGGTGGTTGGTTTATAGGTGGAGGAAAAAGTAGCACATTTGCAATGTTAATATGTCAATTATCCTATGTTTGGCAGCATAATTATCTAATTAATTATCTATTTAATTTCCGCTTCTAGTAAATTACGTTACTTTTGCAGCATAATTACGTTGTTTTTGTGCTAATACTACATAATGCAACAAACTATTTAGGATTTTATTTGTAGTAATTAGTTAATAACAGTGTCTTTGATATAGAGAAATAAATAAGTCTTATGAATAAAATATATGCATTTGATTATATGCTATCCTTATTTGAGGAATGGTATAACGAAGAGAATAAGGAGCAGAATAGAGAATTCAAAAACTGTTCTAAGTTGTCTATGCTTAAACTTTTGTTTCTGACTGCAGTTCCTAAGGGAGAAGATACTAGAGACCTTTTGGATACATTTGATAATTTCTGTGCTCTCCCCTATGGGCCTGTTGAAAGTGACATATATAATGCAATTCAAAAAGACAATCTGCCTTCTTACGTTCTGACAGAAAGATCAATAACGAAAAAAAGAGATATCACATTGCCTTATAATGAAAATGACTATCTTCCTGTGAAGAATGCTGTATATGCTTTAAAAGAAAAAAACAGATTACTTATTTTATTGAACGCTTTTGATTTAGTGGAAATTACACATAAATGGGATAGTTGGAAGCAATCTATAAATTTTGCCAAGTTAATGGATATGTCAAGCTATAAAATGACTATAGAATCAATTCGAAGCGATAGAAATAAATACTTTGAATAAATAAACAAGGATGAGCTGTATACTAGAACAGTGTTATAATCAATTCATAGAAGAGTTTCCTGAATCTTGGCTTCCAAATGGTAGTGAGGATGAATCAGTGTTTTTTAATAAGAATGTTCAGGTAGAAAGCTTCTTTGAAACGTGCTTTATTTTATTAAGTAAGTCCATTATTTGTGGTGAGTATATTAATATTCATAATTTCATTGATGTCTTGAATCGCTTTCTGGATAAGACAGCAGCAGCAGTGGAGTATGCTCCTCCATTACTGTCAGAATCAGGAAGTGAAAAAGTAGATAGACTATTATCACGGTATAGAGATTTGAACTACTCAATTTATAATGCGCTGAAGCATTATAATTATTTTGTAACAGTTTCCAAAAATAAATTTAATACTGAAGAGAATAGATACAAATATGGATTTTACAAACTGAAGAATATCAAATCTACAGATAAAATTCTTAAATTATTCTCTGATATAACGATTCCTCTATGCTTATTTGATTATAGGTTTCCTATCGGTGAAGATGAATTTCACAAACTGCTTTTAAGTAGAAACAGATTGATGGAATATATAGGTGAAGGTAGTTCGGAAAGAAGGGCTATTTTATCTATATTACTTCATAAATGCCACTTTATTATACGTAAGATTAAAAATGCTCCTTTATATATAAACTCTGAATCGAACATTGTTTGCATAAATCCAGCAGAATTAGATGTTGGCTATTATGATGAGTTTGTTATAGAGGAATGTAGTTCAGAAGAAAAAGCTAATGAACTTTGGAATGATATTAATAGTATTAATCCCAAATTGAAATCGTTTGTTCTGTTGATGAAATATTATAAACAAAATCTATCTGTAAAATCTGATATTGCTAAGATGGACTTTGTTTTAAGAAAGTACTCAGCCATTTATCAAATAAAACGAGACTCACAAGGATTTATCAATCCTAGTAGCTCAATAGAAGAATATGATAAATTTTCATTAAATTCAATTTTAAATTTCTTGCATAATTGTCGTTTTTCTTTTTATACACAAAAGTGCGAACCTAATTTAAAACAAATAAAGGAAGAACTTAGACATATAGAGAATATACAAGCAAGAACTGGAGTGAAAAACTTCCATCCATACGAGAAGGCTATAGAAGCTATTATTAAATGCATTGAATTCCATATTGGGAAAGATGATTTTGATGATAGGCTTATAGAGGATAAATTGGAAGAACTTGATCGTGTAATTCTTTTATATGAAGAAGCTTATGAATGGAGTCGTTCTCATCAATTTTTCCCTTTTCAATTACCTTTTGGAGAATCAATGTATAGTGCAGGTGATGAACTTATTATGCTATTCGTTCCTTCGGCTTATGCTAAATATATTAACTATGATACATTAAAAGAACGATTAGAACAATTTAATAGAACTAAGGAGTATTTGAGATTTCGTTGTGATTTATCTATTGAGAGAAAAGAGATAACACAGATCAAAGATGATATTAAAACTTCGGATAAAAAAGCTTATGATTTAATTGCAATATTTACTGCCACTATTACTTTTCTTTTTGGAATTGTAAATATATTCATAAATAACACGACTCTAAATTTATATCAATTGATAGCTAATACTATTGGATTAGGGGTATTACTATTACTTTTCGCATCTTCGTATCTGTTTATTTCTCCTTTGTTAATTCAAAGAATGAATTTGCAGAAATATATTTTCACTAGGCGTTTTCTATTTGGTCTAATATTAGTCGCATTGTATTTTATGTTGACTTTCTTTCTGTATAAGAATAGCCAATCAGTAATGATTAATGCAAATACTATTCAAGATGTAGTAAAAGACACATTGAATAATGATAACGAAGAACCAAAAGTGGAGATACAACAATTTAAAGCATTAAAATGAGTAGCATATTTTGTAACTGATTGAGGGTATGTCAAAATGAAGTGACGCATCCCTTTTTCTTTTACCCATTCAGTAACAATCACTGCCTTCACAATGTAGAAATTTACTCGTTATCGAAAAGGTCTCTCTGATTCGGGGCTTTTCTTTTGCTTATCTCATTTATATTTCGTATATTTGTGTACAGACGTGGATGTCTGTTGTATCATCTCTCTACGGAAAAGTTGCTAATTTTCGAAAGCGAGAGACAATACGCTATTTACTCCAAAAGGAATGAGCCTCGACTAAGTGTAGTCGAGGCTTTTTAATTATTATTTGTCGTATATAAAATAATCATATATATTTGTCCAAATAAAATTGATATACTATGGAATACTTAGATGAATTTAAGGAATTTGTAAATTACTGTTATCAAAATGGTAAATATGTTGGTTGGGGAAACCCTAACTCTAAAATACTAATAGTGGGTAAAGAGTCTGCAATGGAAGAACCTGATGAGTCTTATAACAGCAATGCATCTATGTGGGATAATCATGTTAGTAATGATACAATTATGGAGTTATGTCATAAAGTAGAACAAGATGTTAACGTAGCAAAGGGGTGGGGTGTAAATACTTGGAGCAAGTATCAGAGATTAAAAGATTATATCTATGGCAGCGAAGGGTTTCACAATCGGTATGTTGATTTCCCAACTCAAATATTTACTACCGAGATAAATGATACCCCTAGTCTCCGAACTGCTCAAGCCGATAAAAGTGGAATTTCCTCACGGAAAGAATTATTCCAGGTATCCTCCTTTATTCAAAGTTTTCCTGTGATTATATTAGCATGTTCTAATTATATTCAGAATAATGACAATATTCGCGAGATAGATAAGATTTTTGGTGTCACTTATGACGGTGATGATGTCGGTAGATTTTTGTTTAATAAAGGGAATTGGTTTTATACTCATCATGATGCCAGTGGTAGAAAACTTGTAATCCACACTCGTCAGCTAAGTGCGGATGTAAAGGATGATATGTTAAAGGAGATGGCAAAAATAATAAAAAAACATTTGGAAAGGCATGTTTGATTTATTAAATCGCTATAATAAACAGGGATGTTTAAAATTCACAATTGATGACAATTTGAATAGAGAATGTGAGAAGGCTCAAATTCCTGATGATTGTTGTGGAGTGTATATTGTATATGGCTATTTTAAAGGGACGAAGGTTCCAGTTTATATCGGAAGTTCGGGGCATATAGAAAATGGAAAGACAGTGCATCGCAAAGGAGGACTAAAAAGACGAATAATTGGGAAGCAGCAAAAGACTCCTAGATGGAAACTGTGGCCTGAAAAAATGCGTGCGCTATCTATCTTCGAATTGGAAATATGTTGGTATAATACAGAAAATGACAATCCGTTACTAGTAGAATACTGTTTAATATTGGAGTCTGTTATACAAAATAAAAGATTACCTCTTTGGAATAGCGAATTAAAATTGAGTAGGGAATTGAAAGGTGAGTTTGAAGATTTTGTAAACAATAATAATATTGAATGTTTAAAAATATAATATGGGAAATAAATGCGATCATAACTTCGTTCTTGAATTATGATATTTTTGTTATTAACTTAAATAAGTCTCCAGTATGAATAGAATTATAATTATTGGTAACGGTTTTGATTTAGCTCACAATTTAAAGACTGGATATAAAGATTTTATAAATGATTATTGGGATACTGTTGAAGAAGGGATTTATGATAAATACTGGCGGTTGTTAGACCAACAATATGGAGGGGGCAAACACCCTCTTAATGACTATGAAGATCAGTTTATAAAAATTGGAAAAGAATATGATAAAACCGGAGTTAATAAAGTTTGTTCTTCTTATAAAGAAGATAGTCCTTTATGGAAATTGCATACACTAATTGATGAGCATAATAATGATCCTAGTTCAAATGTGACAGTTACTTTAACGTTCACAAATCATTTTTTTGAGCGTATATCTCATCAATGTTCTCTTGTGAATTGGGTAGATATAGAAAATGAATATTATAAGGCATTGAAAGAGCTACTTCAAGAAGAAAATTACCAAAAGCAAAACGAAAGTATCCATACGCTTAATAAAGAGTTTGATAGTGTAAAAAGATTGCTAGAAAAATATTTAACTAGGATTACTGAAAACACAGAACTGAAAAAACATCAATCTATACAAGATGCTTTTTCAAGTTATGTAGAATTTGAAGAAGTTGCCACTTGTAAGCAAACTGCATTTATTAACTCTTTTTTTTCTAATATGGATATACGTTTTGATTTTGACATTGACCGGCATGGAGATCTTTCATATAATGAATGCTTGACAAAGGATGAAGAACTGAGGTACTATATTGATAAGAAACTTAATAATGACAATTTTAAAAAAGAGAATCTTATACCAAACACCTTGATTCTAAATTTTAATTATACAAAAACGGCAGAAAAATTATATATTAAAAATGGAAATGACAAGATTATTAATATTCATGGAGAGCTTAACAATGAAAATAATCCCATTATATTCGGATATGGTGATGAGCTAGATGATGATTATGAAAGAATAGAGAGATTACAGAATAATGATTTTCTAGAGAATATTAAATCTATACGATACCATAAAACAAGAAATTATAGAAAGCTTTTGGAGTTTGTTGCATTAGGTCCATATCAGGTCTTTATAATGGGGCATTCTTGTGGAAACTCTGATCGGACATTATTAAATACTTTATTTGAGCATGATAACTGCCTATCTATTAAAGTCTTTTATCGACAGTACGAAGATGGGACAGATAATTATATTGATATGATAAAAAATATATCTCGTAATTTTAATAATAAGCCTAATATGCGTGATATAGTTGTTAATCGAGAAAGTTGTTCTCCTTTGGTGCCTGTAAAAAAAGAGGTAGCCGAATAAGCTACCTCTTTCAATTATAAATAGTTTTTTCCCAGTCATCCAACACTGTTACATCCCACCGAGGAAGATCCGGATTAATATAGGTTACAGACCTACCATACACAGAGAAACTTTTTCCAATAAACTCGTCGATAGCTTCATCTTCCCCTTTTTGAAGACAGATATTCATAAAAACATGCATTTCTTCCCAGTTTGTAGGCCCAATGAACAAAGATTCAATGAGCCTACCTTTTACAGGAGCTCCGACAACCTGATCTTTAATTCTGTCAACCAAAGAAACTGCTTCTTCAAATGTCATACTTGTAATTTTAGAGCAAAGATATAAAAAAAACAGATGCCCTCTCCCCTATCATATAAAAGCTATTTCAATCTGTGGAATTTCAGTATTACATATTTCAATTCTATTAAGAAAGATATTTTTGTAATTCTTCGATTGCCTGTGATGCACTTCGAACTACCACATACTTATTACGGCATGATTCCGCTTGTTTTTGAAACTCCTTCTGTTCTTCTGACTGTTTCCCTACCCTCGTTTTAAACTCTATACAAAGAGAAGCAAAACCCTTTTTGGGAATAAGTACGATCACATCAGAAACACCTGGCTTTACTCCTTGACGTTTCAGGTTAGCAGCTTCCCGTACATGACGACTTCCACCATTCGGAACGGCAAATATAAGTTTGTCAGGTATATTAGGAAAATATAGAGGAATAAGTTTAAAGAACTCTGTTTGTATGCGAGCTTCCTCGTTATTATGTACTTCTTTTGAACGTGGAGGATTACGCTGATCTGCATAACAATTATAACACATAAAGCCGGTATCGGTTTTAATAACCGACACCGTTTCCTTTCCACATAAAATACACTTTTCTTTAGTCATTAATTCAAAATAAGCTAAATTGTATTGGTCTTCTACCTACTGCTGTTATCGTTCTCTCATGAATCGGACATTGCGAAGCATACGGGCATCTTCCTGACATAGCAGAAAGATGCGCTCCATGCCATTCATCCCAATCTGTTACATTATTAGCGGAGAGGAAAGTTATCAGCTTCATACAGCAGAAACCTCGTTCTTTCTCTTGACCTCCTGTAACTTCAAATAACCCATTGCTCTGTGGACGCTTCATTTAATTCTATATTATTTTTGTTAATAGTTAATCCTCAATGAAATATAATTTATTCATATCAGTTCTTGTTATGGGATAATTAATTCGGGATTATCATAGATATTACCAATCACGATAGTATCATCCATTCTTGTAAGGTCAGATTGCCCGAAATAGAATAAATTTCGACCATTAGATAGTTGAAAGCGGCAATTATCATATAGGATAATTGCAGTATATTCTTCTGGTTCAAAACCAAATGTAACAGTGTGAAGAATATCCCCTTCATAGATCTCCATCCCTTTCTTGTCTAATAACCCGGTGAATTGTCCTGTTGTATTCAGAATAACTTCATACCGAATCATGTTCCATACGGCAGCTTTGTCCGGGCATATATATGCCTTGCCGTTTAGCAGAAGCAAACTGCCATACAACCATTCATGAATCCCAAACCTAGATTTTCCTCTAAATTTAATTGTTCTCATTATATTCTTTTTTGATTGTTGTTATACGTTTATTTTTGCACGGGAAACACTCCCCAATTTTCCGCCTTCTTCCATCCATGTTTTATAGCATTTATCACAAAGAGAGTTGCCATATCCTGAAACATAGCGTTCGCTCCCTTTGGGTATTGATTCAGCGCATATAAAACATTTTGTATCTTTTCGGGCTACTTTCTTTGAGAAAGCATCTTCGCCTTGTCTTTTTGCATGATAAGCCATATTTATTCCTTTCTATTTAATCATACTTCTTTATTATCGTCTTCTTTTCTTTCCCGCCCGTAAATCGCCCGGACTATTTCAGCAGCGTAATGTCCTATAATCGCTGATATAGGTACCATTAAAAACCATGCAAAGTCACTCATATCTATACTGTTATTAATCAATTATTTCAAATGTCACTTTCACTTTTTTACAGCGAAAACCTTTCTTATACATCTGTTTCCATGTCAAATTAGTTCCGTCCAGCCAGTACCTGACGCAATCTCTTCGGTAATATTTTTGAGTATTCATCACAAGTGTACCATTTGGGTAGGTTATCATGTACATTATATCTTCACGCATATCGACTCCTTTTTATTCTTGTTATACTCTATTTATCTCATCATTAATTCGGAACATACTGTCACTTATAAAGTCGTATATCTTGTACATTAGTTCCGGCTCTTGCTCCTTTGGAGAATAAACCATAACCCTTTTACCAGCACCTTTCATCCATCCGGCTTCTGTATTAGCTGACCGCCCACAAGGAAGAACCATAACACAGACATCCGCCCACTTCATTGCATTAAAATCTAAATCAAATCCTTTTTGCGCAATCGGGTGATTGAGTGCCTCTTGATATTGCTGAGTACTCCAATTCTTCCAATTAGGGTCAATACTCGACCACGAAAAGCCATAACTCATGTCACCATTGGGATGGGTGAAGTCATATACTTCGTGACCTTCACTTCTGAGAAACGATACAACGTCTTGTTGATATGAGTTTCTCCAACTACTTGCTACGTAAATCTTTGCCATATTATTTTTTATTATTACATTTGGACTTCATTTGCAATGTTGCAAATGATTAATTTTTTTAATTATGAAAAATTTAATTAGAAAAAGCATTCTATAGCTTTACTACCGTACGGCTATGGCAATGCTTAAAATTGAATAGACGGTAGGCTGGGACTTTGTGCTAAACTGTATTGACCTTTTGTAGTGGTTAATAGAGAAAATTACTTAGCACAGCTAAGTCCCTAAAT